CCATGAGTAAACTTAGCTCCCGAGATCAGTCCATCTACTAAACCGAATAACGTATAACTTTTTACAGTAATATTCGGAGCAGACGCACGCGCTTTTTCAAGCATTTCGGGATCCATTTTCAGTAGCTCCGTGTTACACAAGAGATACTTGTACGTTAAAATATGAGTCGCCAGGTCAACCCAATAATAATAATTGACATGGTAGAAAGGTTTGACCACCAATTGAATCATGGTAGCCAAAATAGAGCCTTTTACCGACGCGTCGTACTTGGACCAGTCAGCTGCTAAGTAATCATAGCCTTGCGCTAAAGCTTCAACGATTTGCGATCTTATCATAGCAACTCGTGTAGGCTTATCCTGTAAGCTTGGCATAATGGAAACCTTAACCTCTTTCATCTTGCGAAGAAAAGGGGTCATCACCATGGCCTCCAACATTGCCGGGATAAATGCATTAGGGTAAACGGAGCGCGTCTTTCCATCTTTAGCAATTAAGCGATCTCCTTCAGTTTTCCATCCATGTTTCTGGATACGTGCAAGTAAAATAACTAGTGAAGTAATCTCCTCTACATTCCAAACCTTGTTATCAAGGACGAAGCCACCAGCATCGATTACACGGAACGGATACACTACCTTGGTGGTGCTATCTTCCACGATCTTTCCGACGAATGATCGAGTGTCAACCCCTGACTCAATAGCTAACCTTTTTGCAAGGTCAATGGTTAGTGGATCATTACCTTTAGCGAACATGGGATAACCAAACATACCATCAGTATCCTGATCCGCTCTCACTACACTAGCCCCTAAAGGCTTTAAACTTCCAAGAGGAATTCCCTCCTTAATTAGAAGGTTACGCACCCAAATGCAACCTTCAACGATGATTTTCGAGAGCTCCGAATTCTCATAATCAATCGGCGTCGACGAGTCAATAATGAAATTCAAAGCGGAATGATGGACGCCACCAACGACATTATTATCAAAACCGCCTCCAGTCATTACCTGATCAGACTCGACATCCCATAGGAGTTTCATCCTCTTATCTGTTTCAACCGGTTTCAAGCTAGCATGCAAACCCATCAACTCTTTCTGTGAGTCTTCGATTTTAGTCTCGCGGACAGCTAGCTGTTTGGCAGAATTCTGGCCTATCCCCTCTCCTGCCATGAGGTCACGTCTTCTCTTGGGAGTGTGAGGTCTCTTACCAAACTTCTTAAAACCAGCGCCAATTACGGGAGTATTGCCAAGAGGATTATCAGTGAACATTACATCGGTGCGTTCATAAATCTCAGCTAACCTGCTGAATAGACCCGTATCAGCATTCAGTTGCTTCTGAAGTCTCTCGGCGACACTCTCCATTCGGAGCTTGCTCGGGTCGGGAATGAAGGATCCGTATTTATCATTGTTAAAATACTCTGTTAGACAGTCTCCTGCTAATCGAAAATTTAGTCCATCCATTTGCAACCTCCTTATGAATAAACTTGTGGTTACGATCGGGTTTCCATTCCCACGATCAGTCCCCTGTACTTTCGTACTATGTTTAGCCGGATTCTGTACTTTGGCACACCAAAGTTTCTACCATTTGTCTAGGCTAACCGTTGCCGGTAAGCTCAATCGACCTACCCCTCGCAATTTTCACG